GAGCATGTGGAACGGATGCATAAGGATATTGTGTTCTGCTTGGAATACGAACATGAAGTTAAAAGTACCAGAAATACCAAGAGGCATACCATCACTGAAACTCCCTTGTCCGAAAGGGTACACGAGAAAAACCGCTAGAGCTGCTGAAACTGGAGCCATGTAAGCAACAAAGATCCAAGGTCTCATACCTAAACGGTAAGATAGTTCCCATTGTCTTCCTGCGTATGCAGCCACTCCAATGAGAAAGTGGAATATAGTTAACTGATATGGTCCGCCGTTGTACAACCATTCGTCTAAAGTTGCAGCTTCCCAGATAGGATAAAAATGTAGTCCGATTGCATTAGAGGAGGGGACGACAGCTCCTGATATTATATTGTTTCCGTACAATAACGAGCCTGAAACTGGCTCACGTATGCCATCTATATCTACTGGTGGTGCAGCGATGAAGGCGAGAGTAAAACATATTGCGGCAGTAAGTAAGCAAGGTATCATTAGTACTCCGAACCAACCTACATAAAGGCGGTTGTCTGTACTTGTGACCCATTGACAAAACTTCTCCCAGTTGGTTGTAGTGTCTCTTTGTAATGAGATTGCAGCCATGTGATTAATTAGTTAAGTTGAATGTTGTCGCATTCCTCTTCTACTTTGGAGAGGAAAAATTGGATGAGATCATACTTTGCTTTTGTAGGCAAGTCCTCATCCAGTATCACTTTGTATCTTACTTCGAGAAAATCGAAGCAACTCATCTTCCATTTAAAAGGATCTATTTCCTTAGAAGATGCCGGGTATGATCTGACCTGTAGTGGCGTAAGCACCAAGAGCAGCAACAATGCCAAGCATCGCTGTCCAGCCATTAAAGCGTTCTGCTTCATGTGTAAAAATTGGGTTGGTGTTTTCTTTTTGGTTTGTCATAATTCTGATTGGTGGTTCGTAAGGGTACTCATTTGTGAGTAGTGTGTCTAAGTCTTTGGTTTTCATTGATAATCTGTTAGTCCAATTTTGTGGAAGTCTATATATGTAAAAGCTATATTCCCGGCAGTAACAAATCTTTCTACATCACTTTTGTTTGGATAAATTTGATGCCAAATGAAAGAAGGAAAGACAATTAAATCTCCGTCTTCTTGTTCTTTTGGTACGTAAGTTTCTCCATCAATATTTACAAACGAAAAGTAATTCTCGTCAGGTGTTCTATGGAAATGCACCCAAGAGAGGCAGCCATAGAATTTTTGTTCCGGGTCAATATGGTGATGAGGAGGATGTCCTCCATTTAAGAAATAGAGCTGAGTCCAGTATTCATAGGTATATTTAGTTGTAGTAAACATTCCTATTTCTTTGACAACATCCTCCATAATGTTGGAGTATCTATCATTCCATATTTTGTCTGGTCTTTGATGAAGTTTAAAGTGATAAGAACTAAGCAATGGCTCATTTCTTACAATTAACTCTCTACTTACATGCTTCAGCTCTTCTGCCACCTTATCGACTTCTTCTTTTTCAAACTTTATATTTTTATGAAACCAATAGGGTGGTTTAAACATTTATTTTTTTTTCCTTTTTTTAAGGATTTTTAATTTTTCTAAAAGGCTTTCAACTTTCTTTCTTTTTTTTATAGGCTTGGCGATACCCATATTCTCATACTTCTCTCGCCTTTCTCTTAACTTGTCTGCTAGTCCCATTAGAATTGTAAATCTGATTGGTCTAATTTTTCTATGACGTCAGCTCTGTAAGCTGGGTCAGAATCATAGCGTGGGTCTCCCATAGCTGCTACAAGTTCAGCTTGTGATCTAAAGATATCGCCTCTACTATCGGCTGCTTTACCTTGTAGCATTCTACCTTCGTAGCCATTAGCTTCGTTGTACTGAGATTGTAATCCTGCGAAGGCTATGTTTATGGCTGCTGGATTGCCAGAATCTACAACAGAGTCGAACGCATCTATACTTCTGTTGTCTAAATTATTGCCAGCCCATTCTACAATTCGATTGTATTGCGCTTCTCCACCGGCTGAGTTCATAACGCTATTAACTTGAGCGTCAGACATTTCTACACCTTGTGGATTAGCTTGAGGATTGGTTGCTTGAATCTCTAAGTAAGCATTCACTAAGTCTTGACTGCTCATACCAGAGAACCTTTCTATTGTTTCCTCTGATAGGGTGCCCTCGTTAGCATAGTACTCTTCGGATGCTTCATTGATCAAACTGACCGCAGGAGCATTCTCAGATACCTCTTCATCGCTTCCTTCTTCTTCTTCATATCCTTCGTCGCTGCCTTCGTAGTCGACTTCTTCTTCTTCTTGTCCAAGTTTCTTTTGTAATGATAAGTATGCTGCTTCTAAATCTTCAGCGTTTTTATATTTACCAGCTAGTAGTCCTTCTTGTTCTGCTACTAACTGTTCTCCTACTTCAAGAGAGTTCTGTTCCTCTTCGGTTAGTACCTCTGTTTCAGGAGTATTATCATACGAATAAGTTTCGCTCATTATTCAGGTTGTGGTGGTTGTTGTGGTTGTGCCATGGCTTGCATGTTTTCTGAATCAGCTAACTTTGAATTAGCAAACTGACCAGCTTGTTGTAATAGAGTAGCTTGCTGTTGCTTCTGCTCCATCTCTTCTTTCTCGCCTGCCATTTGTTCTTCTGTCTTAACAAGATTCAATACGTCTATACCTTGTGCAGCAGCAAGACGTTTGATTGCTTCTAAAGGATTTATAAATTGTCCTAATGCTTGAGGTCCTATTGTCTGTGCAATAGTTCCCATGAACATTGTTAAAGCTTCTCTATCTTGCCCTCTTCCTAAAGCATTTACACCAGCTACAATAGATGGTCTAATAAGGTCTTTAGGTAACTTAGGTAATTCGTTTGTTCTTTGTAAGACTAAGAGAGTTCTGTCTAAGTAAGGTATTAGGAAAGATGTAGTTAACAAACTGAAGATTCCACCGAGCTGTTGCTCTAGTTCTAACTGTGTTAGTCTGACTTCTTCTGCTGTTACTCTTTCTGCATTCCTCACATTCATCACTAAGAATGCTTCAAGCAATCTTCTCTCTATAGTTTGAGACATCTGTGCAGCAGTAGAAAAATCTGCTGTCTTTCCGACCTGAACGACCTGTACGTCTTCAGCCCTGCCCTGCACAATGGCTCCGTTTCCAGCCTTAGCAATTACTGAAGGCTTCGTTGTAGAAGATGGGCTGACTAGAAAGATTACCTTACTAGCAGCAGCAGCTCCCTCGACAAGAGCTTGCGATAAACCTTCGAGAGATTTTAAGTCCCCAAGGAACTCTTCTACTCTACCACGTCCGTACTGTTCTCCGTCCACCGAATTAAAAGTGAGAACGAGCCAAGGGCTTGCATTCTTAGGAGCTGTACTACGTGTCCCGGGTATTATCATATCTTCTACTTCCTGATACCATACCCATCTGCCGTTATCAAGTTTCACGCACGTGTAAACTTCGACATCATCAGTATGTGTACCAGCAGTTGTTTCGTCGATGCCCGTGTTGGGTTGTTTCTTTGGTAGATCATAACCGAGTACGTCACGACTTATCAATTCCTTTGTAACTATTTCTAGGACGTTACCATTTCCATCTCTGTTGACGACATACCTATTAAGCGGATAGTTTTTGATACCATCTTTACCCATAAATAATAAAGCGTTTCCACCTACAATTAAATGTTTAAGTGCTTGGTGTATAACAACTCTATCATTTGACGCAGCGATATAGTCCATGACCATTCGTTCCATCTTGGATAATGATAGCTCCATCTCTGACTTCGCTTCTGGAGGTAACTCTTCACCTAACTTGTCCTCTCTTACTTGAAACTTAAAGAAGGACCCTTGTGGGGGTAGGATTGCAAGCATTAATTTTGCTGCTAAACCTACCACACACTTGGATCCCACTGACTGCCAAGGAATATTGAGAGTCTCGTGTGTAGGTCTTGAAGATGTATCGTCTTGAATTAAATAAGGTAACGTGAGTTCGCTACAATCAACTGCTTTATCTAGGAATTGTCTTCGATCTGTTACCAGTTCATTGTATCTTTCACGTGCAGTCATTAGTTAAGACCTCCGCCTGACGCTCCTGCGTCGCTACCTGTATTTACTTTAGGGTTTAATTTAATTTTCAATGAGCCTGTACCTTTTGAGTACTGGTTTTTATTTTTATTACCACGGTCATCCTTTGCTCTCTTTACCTGTGGGTTCACATCCTTCATTATTGGGTCAGGAGGTGGAGCCGTAGGTGTTGGAGGCAAAGGAGGTGGTGGAGCTGGTGGTAATGGTGGTGGGGTTGGCGGTGAGCCTCCTCCGGGTAAACACATTAGATTTCGTCCTCTTCTATTGATTTAATAAAGTCAATTACACTGGCTTGTCCAGCTCTATACATAATTGATTCGATTGGTTCTTTTGGATGGATAGGTTTCCACCCGAAGTTCTGTTCTAACTTCTTTAATAACTCTTCAAGTCTATCGTTGTGTAGCTTAAGAGTATTGAGGGAGATTGACATTCGAGTGTTCAAAAAATGCAGGCATTCTAGCTGCCTTTGTTTGAGAAAATTCTGGAGCTTTACCTTCATACATTAATCTGTCTGAAGCATCGAGCCAAAATTTTTTGTCCAAATATCTATCGGAACTTTGTTTCAAAGGTTGCATCACCCAGTTAATAGTTGCCTTTCTTAGTTTGTCTAGTGATTGACTAGGCTTTAGACCTAGCTCTGTACATACCAATGAGTTAGCTGCCACATGGACTTGCTCGTCTCTTGATATGTCTGCACTGACAGTTCTTAGACCGGCGTCACCACAGAATCTAAAGAATGGTAGTAATACAAAGAAGATTGCTCTCTCTGCTACTAATGCTTTACAAATTGTGTGGTCTGGATGAGCTTCCCACGCAGCACGTAAGCGTAGTGCTTCGGCTTCGGCTTGGTCATCTACGCCTAATGCGTTGGTGATGTAGCCAAGTGCAAGATCATGTTTGATCTCGTCTTTGACGTTGCTTTCTAAAAGTGCTCTAGCAGCGTCGGGAACTTCTTTACCAAGTGCGTCTGTAATGAACTCGCCAACTGGTAACTCCATATGGCGTATTGCAAGAGCACGGTAGATGGTTTCTTCTGCACCTTCTTTTAGTTTTCCTTTAGATGTTTGTACGGGTGTCCAAGATCTTTTCCGGGACAGTAGTTTTATATAGGGATTCATTGTTGACAATCACAAGCTATTTCGTCTGGTTTATTACTCATAATGTCTGCTAAGTAATCCTGAACTTCAGTATCTTCCAGTGCTGCGTAAGCATCTGTCTTATCTTGAGTATCGCTCATCACTTGCAGGGCATAATATAAAGAAGTCTGTGGTGAGTTAAGCCACTCTTCTATAAATGCTTCATCGTAAGTCACCATGTCACTCCAAGAGTTGAAGCTATAGCCATGAAGCAATCCTGTTCTATCGAGCATGATCATCATCTGATCTGCTACCAATTTATAATTATCCCATCCTACTTCAGATGCGATCTCGACGTCGCCATATTTCACCTGTTCGACACCAAATTCACCTGAATCCCTGTCGACTACTCGACTAATTGGTGGTGCAATTTCTGGTGTTGAAGTAAAGCCTTTTAAATCTCTACTCCTGTAAGAACAACTGGCGGTAGGGGCTATCGCGAATGCCCTGTCCATGTTGTTCTCTCTTGCTACGTTAGCTGCCTCTTGTATGCCGAGGAAGAGCTCACGTGCAGCTAATCCCGCGTAACCTTCGTAAGGCTCAGCATTGTTACATGCTTCAAGTGCCTTACCAAACTCGGCATATGTAATATTGTTATTGGCTAAGAAGTTGGATAGTCCAAGCATTCCGAACCCGACTTGCCTGTCTTGCTCCGGGGGTAGGTACTCGCCAGTCCTTCCAACACCTGTTCTGCCATGAAGATCGCACAGCTCGGACATACCTTGACGGAAAGCTTCCCGTATGTCGCCGATACGACAGGCACCGAGGTTACAATGCTGGAGCAGGCAAGTTCCGCGTGAGGGCAAGTAAACTTCCAAGCAGACATTGCTGCGAATTCGTTTTTTGTTTTTGTCATGTTTTATTTTGTTGAGCCAAATGTCTCCTGCTGCAATTCCTCCAAGTATTGCTTCCTTTGTTGAAGCTTTTGAATCACGCCAGAGTTCTGGGGTAAGGTCAACACATCGTTTGACCCATGGGAGTTCGTGTCTTTTTGCGAGCACGAAATCGAGGATATCGGGGTGATTAATATCAAGATGGAGGACGCAAGCACCGTTGCGGAACGTCCCCCCACGTCTAAGTATTTCATTTAATGTTGAGTAGATTTTTCCGAATGAGACTGGTCCTGATGCAACGAGTGAATCAGGTCCTTTATTTGTTGTTGTTCCTGCTGGTCTAATGTCCGACAAGTGGACTGCGACGCCTGCTCCATATCTAAGAGCATGCGATACAAATCTCCAGCTCGCTTCGATGCCATCACTTCCTTCCATGCTGTCCTGCACGTTGAAAATTGTGCAGCTTACGGGTAGACGATCTGTTGGATTATCAATCCATGCTTGGACTCGACCAGTCCTAGCTATTTTGTTTGGTTCTGATTTTGTAGTCACTTGGTGGTGTCCAAAGTATAGGTTCTTTTTTTTCGTGATCGTAATCACTTGTTTGTAGTATTCTTGCAAGCCTTGCATTACAAAGTGCATCCTCTTCAGTCATTTCTTTATCAATAAAAGTTTCAACGACTGCTTTCCATGTATATCCTTTCTCTTCAAAGATCTTTTCTGCTTTTTTCACTCCAATGCCGGGAACGCCTGCGTATCCATCTGTGTTATCGCCTGCGAGTGCTTGGATTAGATGCCATTTAGCTCCTTCTTCTGGAGTAATGTCAACTGTTTCTTTGAAGTCATATAATTTACCGGGAATCTGTCTCATATCTTTATCCGGTGAGACAATAATGTTTCCGGGGTATTTTGTAGCGTAAATACCTAACGCATCATCAGCTTCAAGAGTATCCTTAAGTATAACACGATAATGTTTTTTTAACTCTGATATGACTCTTTTGAAGCCACAGGGCTTTTTTCGTTGTCGATGACCCTTATATTCGGGCAGAATTTTTTTCCTAAAATTTTTAGGGCTTGTAAAAAACAAGATTAATTCATCGTCAAACGAACCTAAGTCAGATTGAATCCGGTCTAAATCTCTTTTGACACATTTGTAAGCATCTGAGAAGTTAGAAGTAACAACTATGACGTCATCACCAAAATCCATCTCTGTTTCTGCACTAGCACAGCATTTGTACACTATGTAGTCGCAATCTATTAATAATTTCATATTTTAATGTACGTCAGCCCATGTTTGACCATGTTTACATTCGCAAGCTATGGGACAACGTAATTGATAGTATTCGCCAGCTAATTTAGCTGCGAGTTCCAGTCCATACCTCATTTGGATTATTTGTTGAGGTTTACACTCGAATTGTAGTTCGTCATGCACGAAGGCTAGTTGATGTGTGTGAACATTGTATTTAGCAAATAGTTCATGTGCTTCTAACATCCAACGTTTCGCAACGATTCCGGCTGAGCACTGAAGTAAATAGTTCAGTCCTTTGTGCGGTGAATCGACCAGCACCCTTCGTCCGTCACATGCCAGCAAGAACCCATTAGCAGACTTAGCTGCAACCGCTCCCAATAATTCAGACAATCCTTCGATTGCAGATACGAAAGCTTCTCGGATTTCGGATCCCTTTTTTTTAGCTTCCTTGGGTTGTAAGGAGTTATCATAACTCATTCCTAATTTTTCGTTTCCAGCACCATACAAGAAAGCATAAGTTACGGTCTTGACTTGGCGTCTGGTGATTCCTATTTTATCAGCATTAACTTGATGTATATCACCATTGAGTAATATGTCGGCATATCGACCTCCGTCATATCGTCCTAAATAATGAGCTAACATTCGTAGCTCTATTCCAGATAGGTCAGAACCTACCATTACCATTCCCGGACTGGCTGTAAATAGTTCTCTAAACTCAGGTGCCGCAGGGCATTGAGCTAAATTCGGATTTCTGTGAGCACATCTAAATGTGTTCGTACTAACCGAACAGTGGTGGTGAATTCTACCTTCACCAGTAACAAGCTTGTTCCAAGCGTTCACGCCTTCGGATATCATTCCAAGCTTCTTCTTTATCGTCAAACATTTCGCACATGCTAGCGAGAAGGGAATATTTATCTCCGTCAATGTAATCTCGTCGATAATTGGTTTCCCAGTCGTAGTGGTCTGATTCAGTTTGACATTCAAACGATTCGTAAGAATCCATGCTATATGATCTCGTGAGGTTGGGTTAAATTCTTTTAGTCTTTGGAACTCTGCTCCGGCTTTATATCCTTGTGTAGAGTTATCTCGTTTAGGAGTGAACAACGCTCCTCCAACGAAAGTCCATTGCTTCCGAAGTACTTCAATAAGTTCTTCCATCTCTCTTCTGAGATGTGACTCAAGTTGCTGAGCTTTCTGTTCATTAAATGTCCATCCATGTATTTGTTGTTCTGTTAGTATCTCTGCGACTCGGTGCTCTAATCGACACGAGTCAGATAAGGGCGGAAGTGTTCGCATAATTTGGTGGTAACGTTTACGTCTTGTATGCAATAATCTTGCATCTCTTGTGACCAGTTTTGCCAGTCACTTGTTTTTCCAAAGTCTCCTTTGTATTCTCCGAGGCGGTAGCCATAGGCTTCAAGAGAATGTCTGCCATATAATTGCATAGGCATTCTTGGTACATTTCTTCGTTTGTCTATCTCCATCATGTTTGGATGATATAAGCGAGATAAGACAAGAGTATCAAGAACATCCCCGTCATACTTAAACCAAGGATAAATTTTCCGAAGAACAGGTAAATCATACCCAATAATATTATGACCAATGATGACATCAGCACTGGTGAGCCAATGTAGAGCCTCCGTGATCGGGTAGCAGTCACCACCTTGATTATTAAATACGCTTGTTTCTTCCGTTTGGGAGTTGTAGATGGCAATGCAATGTATTTCAGAAACGTCATGTAATAGTCCGTTAGTTTCGCAATCAAACACGAGCATTTGGTTTTCCTGCATAAGTTTTATCCTTAAACTTTGCTTTCTTTTTTGCTTGTTTGGATGGTGGGTTTGGTTTCTTCAGCTCAGAAGTCTGTGCTGGGATTGAAAATTGTGTTCTCAGTTTCATCGTATTTACATGTTTCTTTGTTGTATTTTAATTGACAAGCAACACCAACTTCTCCTGAGTATCTATTTTTTAAGACTCTTACAGTTGTCTGATCTACTGCGCCCTCTTGTTGGTCGCGTTCTAATCCTACAACTTCATCTGCTAGTTGGCTTATGGACGCGGATCCTCTCAGTTGTCCAAGAGTTACACGTGCACCTTCTTCGTGATTTTTGTCTGTCTGTGTTCTACGTAGGTGTGATACCAAGAATAGTTTTATTCCTGTACGTTCGACTAAACTTCTCAGCTTAGTCATGGTGGTGTCGATCATCTTTCTCTCGTCTCCATCTAATCCTGAAATTAATATGGATAAGTGGTCGAGGAAGATTGTTTTGGTTTCAAGCGCGAGTGCCATATATTCAATCCTACTATAAATAGTATCAGGATCAGCACTTCCGAAGTGGTCATAAAGGAAGAGATTCCAGTCTTTGAGGGTATAGTCATATGCTCCTTGTAATGTTTCCTTGGTATGTTCTCCAAGATGTAATGCTTTACCAGTAGCTACAGACATAAGTCCTAAAGCTGTTCTTCTGTTTGATTCCTCCAGAGCTATGTAACCTATACGTTCTCCTTGTTCTAACAAGTGAACTGCTAATTGTCTAGTTAAAGTGGACTTACCCTGACCTGTACCTGCACTGATAACAGTCAGTTCTCCGTATCTAATTCCGTGAGTCATCTGTTGCAATCCTGCAAATGGATACTCAAAGTCACATGGTGGGGTGGGGTTTGTGACTAAATCTAATAGAGATTTACCATCTACTATTCCATCCGGCTGATACGGCGAAGCATTCCAAATAGCTTTCCTGATCGCTTCAGCATCATTATTTTGTAATGCGTCAGAAGCATCTTTGTACGGGTCTGGTAAATGAGCAATCTTAACTTTCCCAGACGGTAAGAGCGCAGCCACTGCTTCCGTCGCCAACTTACCGGCTTCATCTTTATCGAAGAAAAGGATAATTTCTTGATAACCTTGAAAAAGCTGAAGTTGTTTTTGTATATCCTTTTTTGCTGACGCAGCTCCGTGAGGAAGTGATACATGCGCCCAGTTGGGGTAAGCCTCCCAGCCCGATAGTGCATCAAGTTCTCCTTCGTAGACCATGATACGTTTGCCAGTAGAAGACACAAGAGACTGACCAAACAAAGTATCAGTAGTAGTACCTTCATACTTAAAGTCTTTTAGTTTTGTTTTTGTTTTGAAACCTTGAAGTGTTTTGTCGCTGCTGTAATAAGGGAAGCGTAAAAATTCTCCATCCCTATAGACTTTGTAGTGTTGGCAGGTTTCTTCACTGAGTTTTCGTTTTTGCAGCCTTTGGGCTGATCCTTTGAATTGAACATTGGTGGGCATGTTATGTGTGTGATTTTCTGTCGTGAGGTTTTGACAACTAAAACAAAATGTATTGCCGTCGTCGTATATTGCTTTTGCATCTGATGAACCACAAACCTCGCATGGCTCGTGTCTTAAAAATTCAGCCATTTAGTATTTATTGTTGAGTCTCCTTGTCCAAAATAACCAGTGGGGACAAAATTAAATGCTAATGATCGTCTAGGTTTATCTCGTGTTACTTCGGCAACTTGGTGGTTTAAATAGCTTGGGAAGAAAAGAATTAATCCTTTTTCACAATAGAAATGTGCACCACTCATGTATTGATCTCCTTGTATTGAAGTATCACATCCGAAAAAAGAAGTAAAAACTGATAGTGGATTATCTACTTCTAGTGGAGGTTGATCTCGATAGTCATCATCAAAATAAAGTAAACCACTAAACTCACAGTTTTTATGAACGTGTGGATCTACCCCTCTTCCTTTTTCTACATGTGTTGCCCAAGAGGTAGATATTTTCCATTTAATTTTATGTAACAGTAATTGAGATACATACTCATAAAATTTATCTAAAATTTTGTTTTTTAAATCTGGAAAGTTTTCCAACATACGAACCGCTTCAAACTCATTCTTACTAATTTGTGCTAAGTCATGCGGTCTATCTGTTGCTGGATTTTTCCAGTCTTGTATTTCGCTAAAGTCCCAATCAACTATGTCTCTATATACCGGTACATAAAACAACGGTATTATTTCAGACATAATTAATATTGATAGTCATTCTAAACTGATCGTTGGTACAGTTAGTTGAATGATGCCTCTCAGTTGCATCAAAGAAAACCATTCTGTTTGCAATGGTATCTACCTGTGTGCCATCGTTAAATCCTGTAAACCCATCACAAGTATTCATCATTAAGAGAGCACCCATCTGTGTTTTCTCATTACTATCAACATGCCAAGGATGAATTTGTACCGTTTCAGTTCTTGGATACATATTTGCTTTTATTCTAGTGATTGCATTAAATTTAAAGCCAAGCTTCTGATTCAATGGTGGAATCATTATTTCCATAAATCTTTGATTAAAACTAGAAAAACCTTGATACTCTTTATAAAGTAAATGAGTAAAATAATAATTATTTAATGGATTTTTTAGTGCATTTGTCGAATCATTGTCAGAAATATTTGGTGTAAAATGCCAATGAGTATCACTATGATAAAAAGCCTCTTGTAGTTCTTTAAATAGAGGTTCTTCTAAAAAGTTATCAACGATACTTAAGTCAGTTGGTATCTGTTTTTTCTTGTTTGCCATAAGGGTGATAAAAGAAATTTAAATTAGATCGGTGTGATCTTGGATTGATTTTTTTTACGTGATCTGTATAAAAATATTGTTTATTGTTTACGGCTGTGCCGTGAGGAAACTTATTTCCATCAAACAAAACCAAACGATTGTATTGAGGTTTTAAGTGATGAACTAGCTCAAATTTTTCTTTATGTATCCATGGGTCAGAACCTCTTGGATTGTCCATAATATCTTTGAACCATTGTTCCTGTTTATGTTTTGGGTGGTACAAATTAGTACCATTTTCTGTATCGTCGTTGTCGTTTAAATACAGTATGCAGTTATAACCATTATCTATATGAGGAAACCAATAGTTATTTTTATAGTCATTATCTTCGCAATCTAACCAACTTTCTACGTTAGTTTTAAAACCTCCGTAAAAATCTATAGTTTGTTTGCATAAGTTTTGAGCTAACCATACTATTGGAGCTGCTTTGTCTGCAAAATCAAAGTATCTTCCCTTGAAATATAACTTTTCATTATTTTCCCAAGGACTTCCTTGCAATGGTGCTGTTTTTCTGGAAAATAGAAACCTTGCTAATAAATCAGGTTTTTCTAAAACATCATCTATAATCCATATCTTTGAGCCATGAAGTTCCATAGTTTGAACTTCTGACTCCATGTTTATTTTCCACATCTGGGTTCAAAAAATAATACTTGATTTGATCTGTATGTACTCCAGTGTGCATTTTTAAAATCAGCGCAGTGATAGCGATCATCATTGATTGCCATACCATGTGGAAACTTTACGCCATCAAAGAAAACAAAACGATTATACTTTGGTTCAAATGTATGTACTACTTTTGTATAGCTTTTTGGCTGCCAAGGTTCAACACTTTCATTAATTGGTACAAATTTCCAAGTATTCTTGTCATAAAGATTAGTACCATTGATATTGTCATTTTGATTAAAGTAGATAATACCATTATAACCTAAATCACAATGTGCCCACCAATGATGGGTTTTGTACTTTTCGTTGTATGAGTTTCGTAGAAATCTGTGCTGGTTAGTTATGATAGCTTCTTCATTGCCTACTACTTGTTGACCACATAAGTTTTCTAGAAAATCGTGGAAAGGTTGTCTTGGATACCTAATATCTATCCTCTTATCTTCAAAATCTGTACCATTTCTAGTACCTATCTCTTGATTTTTCCATAATGGTGTGTCTCTACAAAATAACCATCTAGCTACTGTAGCTGGATTTTTATAGAAGTCGTCAATTATGTAGGCAGGCGAGCCGTCAATAGTGATTGTGATGACATTTAGGTTGTCGTTTAGTTCCCACATTTTAGCCAATCCACTGGAATACAATGTGCGGCGCACCATAAGATACCGTAACGCTCGCACCATTTTGCGTAAGTTGTTTTACTACGCTTAGATATACGTTTGTATGGGTCTTGAAATACCATACGTAGATCTATTGTTGGGTTATCTTTGATCACTTGTCTGATCTTACGCCTAGATGGTGGGTCCCAATAACCTTTAACCTCTAGGATTACCCCGTTGTCTGGTAGCACAAAGTCAGGAGTATATTGATGTTGTATTGTGTAAGGATAGGACGTTTCCTCATATTCATAGTCAACGCCCAGTTGTACCAATAGGTCTGCTACCTTTTCCTCAAGACCTGATCGAAAACCCATTAGAAGTCATCTTCTACTGAGCTTGGTGTTGTATCAGGTGTTACATTTGGTTCAGATGTTTTGAATCCAGAAGTATTACCAAATAACTCGGCTGCTCCTGCTTCATCTAAATCGCCTGTATCTACACCTACCTCTGACTGAATACTAACTACCTGAACTCCAGATAATTTAAGTGTTGTGCCATAGGTCTGACCATCTTTAAGTATGTATGGTTTCTGAGTAAATCCAAGCTTAACTTTACTGCCTGAATATACTGGTGTTTCTGAATTGGTAATAGGAGTTCCTTCAGTATCTACAACTGGAGGTCTCTTATCTTCACCCCAAGAAAACTTGATGAGGTATTTACCATCACTTACTTCTTCCCACGGTGTAGGTTTTAGTAATGATCTCTTTGGATTTTTAAGTTTACTTTCTGCCCATTTTAGACAGTCTGTTCTTTCATCTTCTAGTTTAGAGATTAAGTCATCTCCAACTAAAGCTTTTAATGAATAGCCAAACTTACTTGGCTTTAACACAGCTTGATACCCTTCTAGGGTTACAGGCTCGGGTGTTACGTGTATGTTTCTCATTAACAAAAAAAGTATGTTGAATCAATCACGGATTCTGGTTTCAGATCTCCAATGATCGGTGGTCGTTCTTCAGCTCCTATTGCTAGGGCGAAGTCAGTTAGTGGTTCATGCTCTGCGAACAGACGCATGTAAGTGTCGCGTACTAGATACGATAGTGTACACATATCAGTAGCTCTGCATAATACACTGTCATGTATCAATGCGATTGGGAAAGATACATTCATTATAGCTAGATGTAATAAACTTGCATCTAACGAATGTATCAAGTTAGGAGCAGTAGCATTTTTGTGATGCTTTAGATCTACACCCTTCTCTCGTCCGGCTACATGTACCATGCATCGTCCCATCAGTTGTGTCTGGATAATCTTAGTGTCTTTCTTCATCAACCGTTGGTTAACTGGAAAGCCAGATGGTGTTACCCAAGAAACTTGGTCAGCTCCAGATTTGATGTACCTAGATACCTCTTTCTCTATCCATCTCATTACGTCCATAGCTCCCGGAACTACCTCATTCATGGCAGCTCGTACAGCTTGTACGCATTGCGTTAGTTCATCTTTGTCTACATCTACACCTTTTTCTTTGAAGGCGTCCCTGATGTAAGAACGATTAGAGAAAGGCTTAGCATTGTATGGTATGGTCATCACACAACGCTTTGTAACCTTTCTATCCCAGTGGGGTCTTAGCCGATCAGGGATTGCGTCCATGCTTTTTGCTGCAATAACTGCATAAGCGTCTTGGGGTTTTTCACTCCCTATGACGTTTACCATACGAGCAGTGGACGCATCTTTAGCAAGTCCAGCTAGAATTTGTAGACCACTACATGTAGCGTCTACAGCTACAGGCAGATGTGTGTGAAAGCGATGCTCGAAGTGAAGCTCGCAAAATTCATTACAAGCAGCCAAAAATAGCCATGGTTCGTCAGCATTTTCCCAATCGGCTATGTTGTCGATAGGGTCACGCCATACTCTTTGTACCATTTCATAATTTTCTGACTTGTCTATCCACTCTAGTCTCTCTTGCATGGTAGCTTTGTCTAACCCGTAGGTGGTTGCGAGTTGAAACTTTATCCATTCCATACCCTTCTTAGTTATTCTAGCACCTTTTGAAAACAACAGTAAACTTTTTCCAAAGTCCGTGTCTTGAGGAGTTAATAAATTGGGGATGGGATATGCTCTACCACGATAATCAAAGCTCCATGGTATGTAGAACTCGACATCTTCAAACTCACGTACAACGTCCATAGTCATACGTGTTCGGCAGGACTTACGTACTTCGGCTGCCTGTAACTCTCTAGCTATTCTAGCTTTCTTCTTCCACTCTCTCCTAGCTGTCTCATCTGTATCAATATCAACAGGCTTTGGAGGAATAATATGTTGCATTACAGGTCTAAACTTACCTACACTTATACCTCTATCCTCTAACTCTTTCGCTATCCCGACTATAAACGGATTTAACTTGTAAGATACTTGTTGGATTTTGTTAATAAAGTTATAGGGTATTTTCCCCTGTATTAGAGTGTGCTCGCTTTTCCGTACAAAATTATGACATCTAGTTAAATCATTGAGATAGTAGCCCCCATCTTGTAAAGCGTTCCAATTACGGGGAGGAATGTGCATAGGCTTAGCCAAAGGACTAAATAGCTCTGCACAGCGCATGATTTCGTCATGGTGTTTGATCAGTTCGTCGGTGGGTATGAGTATTGATATTGTCTTTCTTCCTTTGACCATGAGATCTCTCTCAAACCAGCCAGATACCTCCATCAGACAGTCCATTAAGAATGTACCTACCTTAACTTTGGTAGTAACGTCCCAATGTATCCATGGACTTATCTGTGTCTTGTGCATCAATGTCTGTATGCACTTACGCTTGTATTCTGTACCACGTGCTTCATGCCAGTAGTTCTTCTTTAATGTAGCTAATAACGCTGGTGCTTCCTTGTCATAGTATGACATTTGACACTCAGCTTCAATCGCATGACCAACCGCAGTGGCAATGTTGATTACAGCTCTGTTCTTTTGTTTGTTGGAGAATACATAGTCAAACACGACCTTACATACGAGTAACGCTTGTAGATCTGAGTTGACGGGCAGGATATGCTTGTGAACAATGACTTGATGTGCTCCTGCTATTCGTTTGTACTTCTCTTTTTTACTATCTATAAATGCAATAAGATCAGGCAATATGGAGCTAACACATGATGAGCCATAGATAGTGGCAGAAGCATAAGTCTTTTCTTCTAACTTTTTAGTGTTAGAATATAACCTTGCCTTGCCTCCTTGTATTTGTCTACGCTCGAACTCTCGCTGATCTTCAATCTGTTTGTCTGTGAGCATTTGTTTGTAGTTTAGTTGTCGTCTTTTACTTGCTCTTGCATTATAGCAATGAGTTCGTCCTTGTGTGGGTGGTTATCAACAAGAAGTTTTAACTGTTGATACCTACGTTCAAATGTTTTCTTTGTCATCTGGATTGTTGAAGTCAATGTTAAGTGGATTTGGGATAAGGTGATAGACACCTAAATCCGTAGCTAATGTTATGTGTGTATTGTTACCAATCTCTTTCTTTAGTTTCTGTTTAGTATGATACTCAGATTTGTATGTAAACTCTTCAATCTTACCTGTGTCCCTGTGTTCTATTCTAATGATACCAAAGTGAGAGCTGGGTAGTTGATACCCGTAAATCTTCCAATCTTTGAAATCTTCGTAAGACATAGCAGGGAAATATGATGGTGGGCATTGTTTTATAGCTTCCCAGTTGTTTGGGTAATACTTGCGTTTCATTTTAAATGTATCTGTGTAACGTTTAATAAACTGTAATCGTGAGCTACTACCCAATCAAGAGCATAGTAAGCTGCATCTTCGTCATCTCCTGCCCATGTAAACAAGTAAGACTTGTCTTCGGGCTTACCCCTGATGCAGTAGTCAATTTTGTAGATCATGGGGTACCTATATATCACAAGTAGCGAAAGAGGCACCTTCTGGGCGATCCTGAGAGGACTTAATTGGCTTAAGTATGGTGAAATCCTCTTTATTGACCATTGTCTTGCAATGTGAGCATGTCATGGCTACCCATGCAAGATGGTAGACAGACTGCACATAATGACAATGTGGACACTGTAGTGCGTCACCATGACTGCGTGAGACACGTGTGTGTGAAGTAATTGGTTGGAAGCTTAACATATGAAGTGACCCTCGCATGAGAATTGCCAATGGAATGGATACATTGTACCATATTCCTTTGCAACACGTTTGTCTATGATCTGTGCTATTGCATCCCTGTCTTGGTATGTGAGACAGTCAGCAACGTTGATGTCCTTGGTACGGTGCATCTTTTTGTTATGTTCCTCTGCCTGTTGCATGAGGTCATCGTACTCAGTCATAAGATAGGTTCTCCTTCGGGTGATAATGCTACAGTATAATCTATTGTAGGTGAATGGTCATGAGAGTCATCAAGTTTAACCCTGTCAAAGGTGCCAGTTCTTAATGCTAACCAAAGTTGCTGTTCTGCGTCTTTGGGATTATCAGCTATTACATGATAATAGTCTCTGCATGTCTGTGTGACACGTATCTCGTATTCGTTAGTCATGCTGTTAATGGGTTAGGGTTGAATAGTTCGTCAGCTTCTTGAGCGTCCTTGATGTCCATGAGATCTATGTACTCTTGATGTGATGTACTGATCTCTTGAAGCTTTTCAAATAGATCACGAGGTGAGCGTTCGTACATTGCGTCCTCGCCTAGTATGACATCGCATACGTTGATAACAAACCAGTGCTTGAGCATTGGGCTGTCCATGAGTGCTCCGTCCCTGTCATAGTCATCAACTGCACGCCTGTAATGGTGTACTTCCATGATGCCGTCCTTGTCTGGGTCGGGTATTGGTCCGAATTGAAAAGTCATAGTGGGTGAATGAACTGTTAGTAGTCTAATTGGTAATGGTTACGTCCATGTAATATTGTAACAACTCTTAATATGATGGGTCTCCATCTGGTTCTGGGTATTTGGGTATGTCCTTGTGTTTAGATTTAGGTTTAGTCTGCGTCCCTGCGTCCATGCTTGTGATGATTGTGTTCATGAGTGTGTATGATTGTGGCGTCCTTGATTGTGATGATTGTGTGCTTGTGAAAATTTAAAAAAGAAAAAGATCCCAGTCATAGCAAGGGATCTCGGGATTATTTAATTATATTTTTAAAAGTAACTTAACTACTTTTCATACTCAACACGTGTTGAAGTATAGCCTGCCTCTGAATGTCTAACAATGTAACCCTTACTTATTAAGTTAGCATGGGTCAAGTCATTGATATGACTACAGTCTGTGTTATCATCTTTGTAGATAACATATAAATGTTTCTTCACTTGATAGCCTCCAATGATTGATTAACTTTTTTAGCTCTGCTTCCATGTGATAAGAAAGCAACAACACATGTGCGCTTAGACTGTTGGCATAAACCGCAGTCCTTGCAATTAGTGTCGCGTGTTTGAGCTGGACATACTACAACCTTTGTGCCTGCTGGCGTCCTTGCTGGTACTGGTTGACTATTGTCAACAACACATACGGCAGG